GTGCAAAAGTCCTGCGGGGCACAGGTCTTTTCCGCTTCGCCCTGCGAAAGTTCGCCCGGGCACAGGACTTTTCGACTTCGCCGTGCGAAAGTGTGCCCGCCGCCCGTCCGAGCAGACCCTGCCCAGACCACCTGCCCGCCGCCGGGGCACACCGCCGCCCGCCGGGAGGAACCAGCCGGGGCCGCCGGGCTGTGCCCCGGGAGGGGGTGGTCGGATCCCTGTTGTGTGCCAGGCGGCGACCGCGCCCCCCTCACGCGTGAATTTCCGACAAATCCCGGGAGGGGGGTATCAGGCCCTCCGGCCCAAAAACAAAAAATCCGCCCGCAGGCGGTGAAGGAGGAACCCATGAATACGAATCTGAACATGCAAACCCTGCCCATCGACAAGCTGAAGCCCGCGAAGTACAACCCCAGGAAAGACCTGCAGCCGGGCGATCCGGCGTATGAGAAGATCAAACGGAGCCTGCATGACTTCGGGTACTGTGATCCGATCGTTTGGAACGAGGTCACCGGCAATATCGTCGGCGGGCACCAGCGCTTCAAGGTACTCAAGGCTGAAGGCGCGACCGAAGTGGACTGTGTCGTGGTGCACATCGAGAAGCCGGAGGATGAAAAGGCGCTCAATATCGCCCTGAACAAGGCAACCGGTGACTGGGAGCCTGTGGCACTGGCGGATCTGCTCAAAGACCTGCAGGCCGCCGGGTACGATCTCGGCGCGACCGGATTTGATGCTGCCGAGGTGGATGACCTGTTCAGTCAGGTACATGACAAGGAAACTCATGACGATGACTGCGACATTGACCCTGAAACCGTCACCCCATATGTACAGCCCGGTGATGTATGGACGCTCGGAAAGCATCGGATGGTGTGCGGCGACAGTACCGATCCGGAAACGGTCGATCTGCTCATGGATGGAGTCAGGGCTAATCTGGTTGTAACGGACCCACCCTATAACGTGGCATATGAATCTGCTGATGGAAAGAAGATCCAGAACGACAGCATGGCAGATGAACAGTTCTTCACCTTCCTGCTGGCGGCCTTTAAGAACATGGCTGCTCACATGGCAGAAGGCGGGAGCGCGTACATCTTCCATGCGGACACCGAGGGGCTGAATTTTCGCCGGGCTTTCAAAGAGTCCGGCTTTCATATTTCCGGGGTGTGCATCTGGGTAAAGAACAGCCTGGTGCTGGGCCGCAGTCCTTATCAGTGGCAGCACGAACCCGTGCTCTATGGCTGGCTTCCCAATGGAAAGCACAAATGGTTTTCTGACCGGAAGCAGAGCACTATCTGGAACTTTGACAAGCCGAAGAAGAGCGCGGATCACCCGACGATGAAGCCGATCCCGCTGCTTTGTTATCCGATCAAAAACAGCAGCGCACCGAACGCTGTGGTGATGGATCTGTTCGGCGGCAGCGGCTCTACCCTGATTGCCTGTGAGCAGACTGACCGGATCTGCCGGACGATGGAGCTTGATCCGAAGTACGCGACAGTCATAGTAGAGCGGTTTCACACGGACTATCCGGATCAGGAGATTACAGTGCTGCGGGACGGACACACTTTGAGCTACAAGGATGTCACTCCTGAAACATGATGCCCCGCAGAAACACACTATGGAGGTGAAACAAGATGGCCGCGAAAGGAAGAAAACCCCTGCCCACGGCGCTGAAAGTACTGGAAGGCGACCGGGGCAAGGGGCGCAGGCCTATCAACCAAAACGAACCGACACCACCGCAGGACAATGTGAAATGCCCTGACTGGCTGCTGCCGGAAGCGAAGAAAGAATGGAAGCGGCTGGGTCCATCCCTGGTCGCCATGGGCATCCTGACGGATCACGACATGGAGGCTTTCGCCGGATACTGTCAGGCCTATGCCCGATGGCGCGAAGCGGAGGAGTTCATGACACAGCACGGCACCATTTTCAAAACGCCGTCCGGTTATGTACAGCAGGTGCCGCAGGTATCTATCGCCATGCAGAACCTGAAAATTATGCAGTCCTTCTGCTCAGAGTTTGGCCTGACGCCTGCGTCCCGCGCCAGACTGTACGCCAACACCGGTGAGAGGACGGATGAGGAAGATCCCATCGAAGCGGTTCTGAAAGGAGCATGGCAGGATGTTCAGTGAAGCAAAAGCCCGTCGGGTCACGATGTTCATTGAGGGCCTGAAGCACACCAAGGGCGAATTCCATGGACGGCCTTTCAAGCTCCTGCCTTGGCAGAAGAAGGTTATCCGGGATGTCTTCGGAACAGTCCGTGATGATAAGCCGGACATGCGGCAGTACAATACCGCCTATATCGAAATCCCCAAGAAAAACGGCAAGTCTGAACTCGGCGCGGCCATCGCGCTTAACATGCTCTGCAATGATGATGAATGGCGGGCGGAGGTTTACTCCTGTGCGTCCGACCGTCAGCAGGCCGCCATTGTGTTCGATGTCGCTGTTGACATGGTGAAGCAAAGCCCGTTTCTCTCCAAGGTGATCAAGATCATCCCATCCACAAAACGGATGGTATATCAGCCAACGGGCAGTATCTATCAGGTGCTGTCTTCGGAGGTGGCCACCAAGCACGGCCTGAATGTCAGCGCCTGCATCTTTGACGAACTGCATACGCAGCCCAACCGGGCATTATACGATGTCATGACTCAGGGCAGCGGCGATGCCCGGAAACAGCCCCTGTGGTTTTTCCTGACAACTGCCGGGACAGATCGGAACAGCGTCTGCTGGGAAGTGCACCAGAAAGCTATTGATATCATCGAAGGCAGAAAGGACGATCCCCGGTTCTACCCGGTGGTCTTTGGACTGCCTGATGATGCTGACTGGACGGATGAGCAAAACTGGTATAAGGCCAATCCGTCTCTGGATCAGACGATTATGATCGACAAGGTCAGAGACGCTTTCCGCAAAGCGCAGGAAACACCTGCTGATGAGAATATGTTCAGGCAGCTTCGTCTGAACCAGTGGGTGAAGCAGTCTATCCGATGGATGCCCATGGATAAATGGGATGACTGCGGCGGTGTGGTGAATGAGCATGAGCTGGAAGGCAGGGCCTGTTATGCCGGGCTTGACCTTTCCAGCACCAGCGACCTGACCGCCATGGTACTGGTGTTTCCTCCCCGGGATGAGGATGAGCAGTATATCGTGGTGCCGCACTTCTGGCTGCCGGAAGAAACACTGCAGCTGAGGGTACGCAGGGATCATGTGATGTACGACAAATGGGAGCGGCAGGGTTTCCTGCATACTACGGAAGGAAACGTTGTCCATTACGGCTTTATCGAGCAGTTCATTCTGAAGTTGGGTGAGCGGTTCAACATCAAAGAAATCGCTTATGACCGGTGGAACGCCACCATGATGGTGCAGACGCTGGAGGATGATGGCTTCACCATGGTTCCTTTCGGCCAGGGGTTCCGGGACATGAGTCCTCCGACGAAAGAGCTGATGCGGCTGGTACTGGAGCGGAAGCTGAACCATGGTGGCCATCCGGTACTCCGGTGGAATATGGACAACGCTTTCGTGCGAACCGATCCTGCCGGGAACCTGAAGATCGACAAGGAAAAATCCACGGAGAAAGTCGACGGCGCGGTGGCGCTGGTGATGGCTCTCGACCGGGCAATGAAGAATATGAACTCTGGAGCTTCGGTCTATGATGACCGGGGCTTTTTAATTCTTTGATCGGAGGCGATGAAAATGCCCCATAAGCCGAAAAGACCCTGCCGCTACCCGGGATGCCCCGGGTTCTGCGAGCAGGGTCAGGTGTTCTGTAAGGATCACATTATGTGGAGTGATGACCGTTTGCGCGGCGGCGCTGACGCTCGTGGGTACGATGCCCGCTGGCGAAAGGCTCGGGCGCTCTTCCTGAAGCAGCATCCGCTCTGCGCTTTCTGTCAGGCAGAGGGCAAGATTGTCCCTGCGACGGTCGTGGATCATATCATTCCTCACCGGGGAGATCAGAGGCTGTTCTGGGATCAGACAAACTGGGAATCACTCTGTAAGGAATGCCATGATAAGAAAACCGGAAGCGGGCTGTAATTGTCCAAATAGCGGGACGATTTGAGGGAAAATACCATGTATAATGGTATCGTGGAAAAATGCAGAGGGCCATCCGGGCAGCCGGACGGCTCTTCTTTTTATGGAGGAATGCCCATGAAGAATCCATTCTCCGGCCTGTTCCGCGCACGTGACAAGCCTCAGGACAGCGTCAGCGCTGCTCCGGTATTCTACTTTGGTACCAGCGGTTCCGGGAAATCCGTCACAGTGCAGAGCGCTATTCAGCTCTCAACCGTTTACGCCTGCGTGAGGGTCATCTCGGAAACTGTCGCCAGCCTGCCGCTGGGTGTATATGAAGCCAAGACCGAAGGAAATGAAAAGGCACAGGATCATCCGCTGTACCGCCTGCTCCATGATGAGCCGAACAGTGAGATGACGTCATTCGTTTTCCGGGAAGTCATGCTGGCGCACCTGCTGCTCTATGGGAACAGCTACAGTCAGATCATCCGCAGCGGTAAAAATCAGGTGGTTGGCCTTTACCCTCTGCTCCCGGATCACATGGATGTGGATCGGGACAGCAAGGGAAACCTGACCTACACCTACACTACCAGCGACGGCAAGACGGTGGTCATCAAACCAAAGGATGTCCTGCACATCCCCGGCCTCGGCTTCGATGGAGTTATGGGCTACAGTCCCATCGCGTTGGAGAAGAACGCCATCGGCCTTGGGATCGCTTCTGAGGAATACGGCAGTAAGTTCTTCTCCAATGGTGCTCGGCCTTCCGGTATCCTGACCCATCCAAACACTGTGAAGAACCCGAAAGCCCTCCGAGACAGCTGGAACAGCGCCTATGGCGGTTCCTCCAACAGCAACCGGGTGGCCATACTGGAAGAAGGCATGAAGTTTGAGCCGATTGCCATTCCCAACAATGAAGCGCAGTTTCTGGAAACCCGCAAGTTTCAGGTGGATGAGATTTGCAGGATCTTCCGGGTGCCGCCTCATCTGGTTGGTAATCTGGAGCACGCCACCTTCTCCAACATCGAACATCAGTCCATAGACTTCGCTGTGCATACCATCAGGCCTTGGCTCGTCAGAATCGAGCAGGCCATGAATCGCGCTCTTTTTTCCGAACAGGAGAAAGGGCGTTTTTATGTGCAGTTTAATATCGACGGTCTGATGCGCGGTGACTACAAGTCCCGGATGGAAGGCTACGCCATTGCGAGGCAAAACGGTTGGATGTCCGCCAACGATATCCGGGCGCTGGAGAACCAGAACCCCATCCCCGCCACTGAAGGCGGTGATGCCTATCTTGTCAATGGAAACATGATCAGCATCACAACTGCCATGAAACAGCAGGCGGAGGATACCGGTCAGGAAACAAACACTGAAAGAAGGAGGAAAACCTGATGCGTCATTTCTGGAACTGGGTCAAAAACGAAGACGAGACCCGTACCCTTTATCTGGAAGGCGTGATCGCAGAGGAGAGCTGGTTTGCGGATGATGTAACGCCAGCCATGTTCAAGGAGGAACTTTTCTCCGGGGACGGCCCAATCACACTCCACATCAACAGTCCCGGCGGTGACTGCATTGCCGCCAGCCAGATCTACACCATGCTCATGGAATACCCCCATGACGTGACCGTGCAGATCGATGGCATGGCAGCCAGCGCCGCAAGCGTGATCGCCATGGCAGGCTCTCGCGTCCAGATGAGTCCCACCAGTATGATGATGATCCATAATCCCTTCACCGCAGCCATGGGCGATACCGATGAAATGCGGAAAGCCATCCAGCTGCTGGATGAGGTAAAGGAATCCATCATCAATGCCTACCAGATCAAAACCGGCCAGTCCCGTGCCAAGCTGAGTCACCTGATGGACAGCGAAACGTGGATGAACGCGTGGAAAGCCAAAGAGCTCGGCTTCTGTGATGAGGTCTTGTTCGCCGGTGATGAGCAGCCTGATACGAAAAACGTATCCGGCTTTTCTTTTGCCCGTAAAACGGCGGCAGCCTGCCTCATGAACCAGGTCATGGCTTCCGTACCCAAGCCGGAACCTGAAAAGGCTCCGGTAGATGAAACCCGTAAACTTGCGGCAGACGCGGAAGACCGCCTGCTGAAGACAAAGTACCTTTGAGGAGGAATGCTTTATGAAGGAACTTATGGAAATGCGCGAGAAGCGCCTGCAGTCCTGGAATGCCGCGAAGGCGTTTCTGGACAGTCATCGCGGTGCGGATGGAACTCTGTCCGCTGAGGATGACGCCATCTTCAACAAGATGATGGATGATGTGGACAAGCTCGGCAAAGAGGTCGTCCGTCTGGAACGGATGGAGGCCATGGATGTTGAGATGTCCAAAGCGACCAGCACTCCGCTGGCGTCTGCCCCTGTTACCCGGCTGGAGGAGAATGCTCCTGTCAGCAAGACCGGGCGTGGTGGGAACGGCTATGCCAAAAACTTCTGGGACGCCATGCGCCGCAAGTCTGTGCCCCACGAGGTGCTGAACGCTCTGCAGGTGGGCACCGATACCGAAGGCGGCTATCTGGTGCCTGATGAGTATGAGCGCACTCTGATCGAAGCTCTGGAAGATCAGAACATCTTCCGTCAGCTGGCCCATGTGATCCACACCTCCAGCGGTGATCGCAAGATCCCTGTGGTGGCTTCCAAGGGAACCGCCAGCTGGATCGATGAGGAAGCACAGTATCCCGAGAGCGACGATTCCTTCGGTCAGGTCTCCATCGGCGCGTATAAGCTGGCTACCATGATCAAGATCAGTGAGGAACTCCTGAACGACTCCGTCTTTGATATGCCCAGCTATATCGCTAAGGAGTTTGCCCGCCGGATCGGCGCTGCCGAGGAAGAAGCCTTCTTCACCGGCAACGGCACCGGACGGCCTCTGGGCATCCTCGCCGCAACTGGTGGAGCGGATACCGGCGTGACTGCCGCTGCCGCCGACAAGATTACCATGGATGAGGTGATTGATCTCTTCTACAGTCTGCGGGCTCCTTACCGTCGGAACGCTGTGTTCATCATGAACGACAGCACGGTGAAGGCCCTGCGGAAGCTGAAGGATGGTCAGGGCCAGTACC